TCTATTTTTGGAACTTCATCACTCTCATATTGGTAGATATATGTATAGTAATGTAAGTTACCTAGCAAGAATGGGTGAAAAAATGATATATGAGGTCTTTAATGTGCTTACAGGGCAATGGGAGGAAGCTATGCCTGAGGGAGAAGTCTTAGAGGCCCTGGATACTTACTTAATGGATTACGAAGCCTACGAGGCTGAGAAAGAGATAATTACAGAGATCATTAGACAGAGAAGAGTGCTAATTAGCCAAGAGAAGGACTAGTAGTACATTACCTAGTATTGTATATAGTAAACTGTTAGTGTACTACTTAAGATATCTTATTAATCCACACTCTCATGGATAAGATTTCAAGGAGAATGGGTGGAAAAGTAAGGGAGTATCTCGTATATACCGTTGAGGAAGCTCCATTTGAAGCTATATACTGGAAACAGGCCGATAATGGGGACTGGGCAAAGACAGATGACGGGTATGTAGCCGAATGTGTCTCCAGAAAAGAGTATACAGACTCTAAAGGTCGGGTAAAGACCCTTGTCAAGCTCACATGTGGTGTGCAATGGGTCACAAACACTTCTACTTTACTATATGAACCGAATAAAGAGGTTAATATCTATTCAATGGTTAAGCCAAAGCCATGGCAAGAGCGTGAAGCTAAGAAAAGCCGCACAAAGAACGCTGTTTCCTCATATGTTACGCAGGTGGTAAACGGGCAAAAGCCCGATTGGGAACAGATAGGGAAGATATACAGGCCAGATCAGAAGAATCCCCCAGCTACCGTTAGAAGATTGTTCAAACAAGAGGTAATTAGGAATATGATAGAAGAAAAGCTCAAAGAGGTACTTATCTCCAAGGGTATAGACAAAGGGTTTGTACTGGACACCATGCTTAATGCTATTGAGATAGCCAGGGAGAAGCAGGATGTCTCTAATATCCTTCGTGCAGCTGAGAATTTCATAGATCTGCTGGAGATGCGTCCGAATAAGAAGATTACTACGGATACGCTACAAATTGATATGACCAACCAGATCATAGATCAGATAGAGACAGAGGAAAAGAAACTTGTAGCTAGTAGGAAAACAGAAAGCACAGATGTACCTCATGACGAAGTTCCAGTTTGAAGATAGGAAAGATGATGGGATAAACCACCCAGATCACTATAACCAGGGGATCGAGGTAACAGATTTCGTATCTTCATGGAAGATGGACTGGTTTAGGGGCAATATCATCAAATATGTTGTGAGAGCCCCATATAAGGGAGAATATGTGGAGGATCTGAAAAAAGCCCTATGGTATCTGCAAGATCTCATCAGAAGGATCGAATGCAAGCTTATAGATACAAAAGAAGTAGAAGATAGTGTTCGCGAGGTGTCCTAAGGTTGATCTCAAGAAATGTGCACATGCGGCAATGAATAAAGGGAACCTTCACTGTGGATTGGTTACAGGCCCACTAGAATCTACCAAAGTAGACAATATGCCCAAATGTGCTAAGGATATGACAAAATCGGAGCTTACGAGGTATGCAAAAGGATTTACGCCTAAATTCCGTTAAAGAGAAATTATCTAAGGATTTAATCTTATTCGGTAAGATATGCCTTCCATCCATGTTTTCTTCGGTATCTCCCAGGTTTCACTACGAAATTGCTGAGAAACTAGAGAATAGGGAAATAAATAAGCTAAGTGTTATCGCACCAAGGGGTCATGCTAAGTCATCCCTTGTTGCATGTGTGTTCCCATTATGGCATATTCTTACTGAAGCTGGCTCAAAGTTCGTTGTATTGTCCTCCAAAACAGAAGGCCATGCTGTTAGACTACTCCAAACCATAAAAAACGCCCTTGAGTACAGTATGGAGCTACGTGGCATTTATGGCTACTGGGGACAGCATTCAGCAAGAAACTGGTCTAGGACTGAAATAGTATTGAAAGATGATACTATGATTATGTGCCGTGGTACAGGACAGCAGGTAGTTGGATTGAAACATGGGAACCAACGCCCTACTGTAGTCGTTCTGGACGATCCCGAGGATATGAACAATACGAAAACATCCGAGGCTATGGAATTTAATCTTAGATGGTTATTACAGTCATTGGTTCCTGCTCTGGATGCACAGAAAGGCCGCTTGGCGGTTATAGGAACTCCACAGCATCAGAGATGCATGGTAGAAACCCTCATGGCTACAGATGGATGGGATGCAAGTAGGTATAAAGCTTTACAGGATGATGGAACTGCCCTCTGGCCTGAGATGTGGTCAGAAGAGAAATTATTAGCTGAAAAGAAATCTCTGGACTCAATTGGTAGAGTATCCTCGTTTTATCGGGAATATCAGTGTGAGATTATCGGTGATGAGGATCAAATGTTCAAAGAAGCTTATATCCAGCACTATAAGGGCGAGTTAAAGTGGGTAGACGATGAACCGCATATGGAATTCGAGTCAGGACGATATGAACCAGTAAATATCTTTATGGGGGTTGATCCAGCAAGCTCTGTAAAGAAATATGCTGATTATTCCACGATTGTCTCTGTAGCTGTGGATTCTAAGAACAATAAGTACGTTCTTCCCTACTTTAGGAAGCGGTCAACACCTATGGCATTGGCAGATAGTATCATAGAATACTTTAAAAAGTATAAACCAGCAAAGACAAGAATAGAGTCTGTTGGCTATCAGGAAATGCTCAGGGAATACTTACGTGCAAAGGCTGAAGAAGAGGGATTATTCATTCCAGGTCTTGAGATAAAGGAGAGTCCCAGAACCAGCAAATCCCTAAGATTGGAGACTATGCAGCCGTGGTTTGCACAGAAAAAGATATATCTTCTGGATAACATGTCAGAACTGGAAGATGAGCTACTTATGTTCCCCAGAGGCAAGCATGATGACCTTTTAGATGGGTTATACTACGCTACGAAGAATAATTACATACCTCATCACGGCAAAATTGCACAAAAAGAGCATCACTCCCCTACAAGTTATAGAAAAAAATCTGCCGACTGGATGATTTCATGAAACTTTATGCCTAAATTTGCCTTTAGGTAATATACCATAATACCATGCCAAGTAAGAATCCAGAGGTAAAAACGTCAGAAGAGCTCCTGCGGGAGTATTCTTCTGTTCGTTCAAAATGGGCTAGAACCGCTACCGAAGATAACGAATTTAGAAACGGACTACAGTGGACAAAGGCACAGATTGATGCACTTAGATCTAGGGCGCAAGAGCCCTTAGTCGTCAATGTAGTGTATCCAGCGGTTGAGCAGGCGAAAGCCATGCTAACCGCGAATGCTCCCAGGTTCCAATCAACGGGAAGAGAGGGAAGTGACGTTAAAACAGGTGCTTTAATGTCTGATTTGATGAGCTGGATATGGGATCATTCAACAGGAAACAACGAACTAAAGGAAGCAATTGATGATTATTATGTAAAGGGGATGGGATGCCTAATGGTTTATCACGATCCCACCGCTGATTATGGTAAGGGTGAGGTCATGATAAAAGCTGTTGACCCCTTGCATTTGTATATATGTCCTTCTACGACAGATCCCTTCTCCAAAGATGCCTCAAACATAATTTTCTCTAAAAAGTATACCCAGATGCAGCTTATTGAGATGTATCCCGACATGGAAGAAGCAATTAAAAATGCGAAAGAAACTTCAATTGCTCCCAGTGTTGAGTCGGTTAGGCATGGATTACATGACCAGATAGTTACTCAAGAAGATATAGAATCTCATAGGGTAGGAAATAAGAATGAAAGGCTTTTAGAGATCATTGAGCGTTATACTAGAATCAAGGTTATGCATTACAGAACCTTTGATCCTCAACTTAATGATGAGAAAATATTGAGTCAGGAGGAATATGACCAGTATATCGCGCAGGAAGCCTTTAAGATTTACAATAAGAATGAGCAACGGGTTATTACAGATCCTACCGAGGTCAAGAAGTACAAGAAGATCCATGAGGAATTTGGAGATACCTTTCATTTAGTCCAGAATCCTATCACCCAGGAACTTCATATGATGCAGGGTGAAGAAGGAATTGATGAAACTGTAATGGTAGATAGTACTACTGTCCTTCAGAAGTATACTTTCGCTGATCTTATCGAGACAGGAGACATACTATCTAGCCAGTTTGAGCTGGATAGGGTGAAACAGGTTGTTTCCATTGGTGGAGAGTTGATGTTTATCAATGTTCTCCCACTTGAGGATTATCCGATTATAACCATGATGAATAATCACAATCGCAATCCTTACCCAATTAGCGATGTTACAATGGTTAAAGGACTTCAAGAGTACATAAATAAGATCAGATCGCTTATTGTTGCTCATGCATCTTCCTCAACCAATGTAAAATTGCTTATTCCCAGGGGATCAATGAACAAAAGGCAACTGGAAGAGGAATGGGGAAGAGCGGGTACGGCTGTTATAGAGTTTGATCCAGAGCTGGGGCAACCGATTGTAGCTGGCCCAGTACCACTTCCAAACGAACTATACAAGAATGAGTCAGACGCAAAAGCTGATATAGAAAGAATTTTAGGTATTTATGCCTTAATGCAAGGAGATCCCTCCAATATGCCGCAAACATATAAGGGAACACTTGCAATTGACGAATATGGTCAAAGAAGAATAAAATCGAAACGAGATGACATAGAAGAAGCAATCAATCAAACGGCAAAGATAGTAATACAGTATCTACAGGCTACCTATACGACTATGAAAGTGCTGAGATTGCTACAACCCAATCACGCACCAAAAGAAATAACTATCAATGAACCTATTTACGATGAAGTAAATGGGGAGTTTCTTGGGAAACTAAATGACATAACAGTTGGTAAGTATGATGTGGTTGTAGTATCTGGCTCAACTTTGCCATCTAATAGATATGCAAGATTTGAATATTACATGGAACTTTACAAAAATGGTATTATTGACCAATTTGAAGTTCTAAAACAAACTGATGTTGCGAATGTGGAAGATGTAGTTAATAGAAACTCTAAACTAGCTCAACTACAACGACAGGTTCAATCCCAGCAAGGTCAGATTAAAGATTTGCGGGGCGACCTGCAGACAGCTAATCGTGAATTAGTTCACGCTAGGCAACGTGTCGAAGTGGAGAAGTTCAAGACAGACCTTCACGCATCGTCAACCAGGGCAGAGTTGGCAACTAAGCTACACTCGTCCAGAATGGATGATGAGTTGAAAAAGGTTAAGAATGTTGTTGCTGAAGATACAAACAACGGAATAATACCATTGGAGGAATAATGGAACAAGAAACAAGTAATGCTGGAGCTCAGGAAGTATTGGATGGATCATTTCAGTATGATAATCCTAGTGCAGATACCGTACAGCCCGAGCCTTCAATTACCCAGGCACCGCTAGAAATAGCAGAAGAAGTCCAAACCGAGCAGGGCAGTGAGGTTGCTGGACAGCAAGAGGAATCTGCAAAAGACGACCCTAATAGGATGGCATACTGGCAATCACAGGCAGACAAAGCCAAGAATGATGCACAAGCCATGGCTAAGGAACTGAATCTTTATAAGAGAGCAGTAGACGCTATGCAAAATAATGCACCAGTCTCCAACAGAACACAACCTAGGCCACAGGATGATCTGTTGAAGGAGCCCCTGCCACCAGAAAAACCCGTATCCTATAATGAGGTCGATGCGTATAATGATCCTGAGAGCGATTCTTTCAATTTCAGAATGTCAAAAGAGAAGTATCAAGACCAGCGTTATGAGTATTTAAAACGCCTGGAGCATGCAAGGCAGATTGTCCAAGATAGGAAAATGGCCGAGCAGCAAAACGATGCTATGATCGGACAGGCTTACGTACAAGCAAAGAATGCGTATGGCTGGAATGACGGCAAAACTACTGAGTTTATCAGATGGGCGCAAGATCCTTCAAACGTAACTCTTGATGTTCTCGCAAAGCTATTTGAAATACAGAACGCTCCTTCACCCGAGAGGGTAGCAAGTCAGCAAAGAGTACAAGACTTCACACAACAGGCACAGGCAGTCAAGGTTCCGACTACAGCAGTAGCTCAACCTGGAGTGCAAACACCGCCTGTTTCAGATGAAGACATGTTCAATGCTTCGCTACTTTCTCATAGCACAGTAAGGAAATAATAATGGCTGCAGTAGCAAAGAACCTTAGTGGCTCAGGAGTATTATTCACAGATCGGCGGGATTTCTATATCAGTCCACAGGTTATAAAAGAACTCTGGACGGATGTAGCACCCTTTACTACGGTAGTGGCCAATCGTGAACAAAGAACTCCAACAGATCCACTATTTAAGATGTTCGAGCATCGCAACCCATGGCAAAAGCAGGAATTTTCATCTGCAACTGATGTCGCAAGTTTGGCAGCAGGTGATTCCGCAAGTGGAAACATGGATGTTGACGGGATTACAGGACTTTCATCCTCTTGTGATGATTCCTGGTTAGGGCTCGTATGTCAGGTATGGAATGAAGACAAAGATACCCTTAGAGGGTTGGCTGTTGTTTCATCAATAACAGACTCTAACACGATTAAGTATAAAAACTTAAATCATGCTAGTAATGCTTTAGATGTAGCTGATAATGACGTATTCGTTGTTGTCGGTAATGCACACGGAGAGGGTACAACCGCTCCCGAAGCTTGGTCTGATGAACTGAATGTAGTTTATAACTCCACTCAGATCTTCAAAACCTCGCTACAAATCACTGGTACTCTAGAAGCTGCCGCTCTTCGCGGCGAATCTTCAGAACTAGCTCGTTTACGTCTAATGAAGTCTCAAGAGCATAAGATCCAGAAAGAACGTGCGTTCTTGTTTGGTGGCTCCAGAGCAGGCACAAACCTGAGTACAGGCGGTGCAGGCTCCGAGACTTTCGCGGATGGAAGCACAACTGATGCTGATGGTAATACTGTACGTACTACCACAGGCGTAGTTGAAGCTATCAGAAGGTATGGCGCATCTAGCGGTGACGATCAGAACAACTTCACAATTAGTGAAGCGACATATAGCTATAACAGCTTTGTGGATGATATGGAAAAAGTTTTCCAGTATGTCCCAGAGGCTGGCTCTAAGATCGCTTTTGCTGGTCGTGGCGCAATGAGTTACTGGTCGAAAATAGAGGGTGCTTCTGGGCTCGCTGGCAGTTCTGGATGGAATATCCATATGGGGCCAACGGAACGGAACACATTGGGCTTTAATTATCGTCAGCTTGAGACACCTCACGGTGTCCTTATGCTGGTTCCAACACCTGTACTTCGTGGGCCTTACAATAAGTATATGGTCGTGGTTTCAGAAGAAAATCTGTTCCACTCTGTATATCGTCCACCTGTATATCAGACCAACATCAAAACTGATGATGCGTTTGACGGTGTGAAAGATCAGTACATGTCTGACGAAGGTGTGGGTATTACCCTGTTGGAATCTCATAAATTATTCAGTATAACTGATTAAGGGGGTTTATCATGGCAAGACCTTACATAGGAGGTACGATTGCGGCTGTCGAAAGTAAGACTTCAAGTTTTACCTATGGATCATCCGATCATGGTAAAACATTCGTCTTATCTGGAAGCGCAATTACTATCACACTACCCACCATGTCAAACACTTTCAAAGGACATAGCTTTAAAGTTATATCTGGCGATGATAGTGAGCATGTGATATCTGGTGGTGCAAGCCTAATCTATTATCACGGTAGTTATGGCACTGATCACGCATCCAATACTGGTAGAGACATTCATGAGACTGTATCATCTCTTACATTAAATGCAGGCGCAATTAATGATATGATTGATGTTTATTGTGATGGTACATACTGGTACTGTAGCGGATCAACAAAAGCTACTGTTGATGCGGCTTAACAATGAAGTCTAGCAGAACTAGGGGCAAATCGTATAAAGGGTTTGCCCCAAATCTGTTAAAAAAAGATGCAAACATTTAAACTACAGGTAGAGGATATGATAGGCAGAACAGTCTCAGACACTGATGGTCTGAATGACATGCTTACTGCTACTTCAAGAGAAGTGTCAGATTTTCTCCCAAGAGATGTTCTGATACGTAATGCAACTCTTGTTGAGTTTACTTCTAATCCATATTCTGTAGCCAACATGCGAATATTGGCTGTTTCAAGAAATGGGCATTACGCAAATGAAATTCCGTATGGGATGGCGACTAATGCTGGTGACTCTGGTAGTATCTATTTTGCAGACTCTACACAGAATAGAGATCCAATATTCTATTTCAAGGGTAGCGATCTGTATGTATTGCCTACTCCGACAGAGTCTTTAAAGGGTGAGATACTGAAGTTTAGTTATCCTAC